GGCTCGTCGATCGCCTGCGCGTGAGCTACGGCGAGACCGGCCTCCTGAGCCTTTACCGGCTGATCGTCCAGGCCTCGAACAAGATCACCTTAGTCAACCGCGACGGCTCCAAGATCGCGCCTCTGAACGCCAAGGCGCCGCTCTCGCTGCGTTGGCCGGAATGGTATGACCAGACCGCAGCCGACCGGCAAGCCCTGGCGACGACACTCCGGACGCTGGTTGACGCGGGCCTTATGAGCCGCGAGACGGCGATCAAGGTCATCGCCGCGCAGTACGACATCGAAGATTTACAAGCCGAGCAAGCGCTCATCAAAGCCGAGATGGCCGAGCGTAATGCTGCGGCGCAAGTGCAGGAGAAAATCAAGCTCACCGAGTGATGAATCACTCTCAACCGGCCTGACGGCCAGAAGGAAAGGCAGATGCCACTAGATGCAAACGGAAATGAGATTCCACCGGCCCCCCCTGCTCCCCCGGCCACCAAAGATCCTGAGACGTTTTCTCGCGAGTACGTTTCTGAGCTTCGCAACGAGAACAAGGGCTGGAGATTAAAGGCGGCCGAGATGGAAGGCAAAGCCAAAACCGAAGCCGAAGCCCGCACCAAGGCTGAGGCCGACGCCGCGGCAAAGATCACCGAAGCCAACCAAGTGGCCAGCCAGCGCATCCTGATGTCCGAGATGAAGGCCCACGCCCTAGCGGCTGGGATGGTGGATCTTGACGGCTTGAAACTGGCCGATCTCTCGACCGTGAAACTGAACGACAAGGGCGAAGTGGAGGGGGCCGAGGCTCTTTTCAAGGCGCTCAAGGAAGCGAAGCCTTACCTGTTCAAAGAGGTCAAATCCACGTCGAGCACCGGCGAACCGCCCAAGCCCAAGCCGGGCACCAAAACGGGCGGCTTTAAGGACATGACACCCGAGCAGCAAACCGCCGAGCTACGCCGGCGCGGAGTACCCGTCTAAGAAACACCAGCACGTCCCACCGGGCGCAGACCGCCAGGGGACAGAAATCCCCTTTCTGATCCTTTGGAGATACGGCTATGCCTCTCAATAACCTGCCTGCCGCACTACAAGACGTCATCCAGCAGAATATGCTGGAAACCGCATTCAAGAAGCCGCTCGAAGCGAAGCTGGGTTATCGGTCGATCGCGGACCAAGAAAACTTCCCGGCTGAGATCGGTGAAACGATCACCAAGACCCGTACCGGGTTATTGCCAGCCATTACCACGCCGCTTCCGCCTGCCGCGAACAGCGACATCACCAGCGGTTTGACCCCTCAGAACTGGGCAACGGAACAGTATGTGCTGGGGATCAACCAGTACAGCGCCAACCAGATGTTGAACGTCCGGACCAGCCGGGTGGCGATCGCGGACATTTTCCTCCGCAACGCATTCACCTTGGGCAAGCAGGCGGCGTTCTCGGTCGATACCCTGGCCTACAACGTGCTCTTCAGCTCGTACATCGGCGGTAACACTGTCGTACGCGTCACGCTCGGGGCTGCGGGCACCGCCGTCAGTGTCAATGACATTCGGGGTTTCCGGACGACCTTCAACAACGAAGGGCAGCCGGTCCCGGTCAGCGCGACCTACCCGGTCAACGCCAATGTCGGGAGCGATACCTATGCGGTTGTGGGCGCGGCGGCTGATGCCACCAACGTCTCGACCACCCCGGGCGGTATTTCCGGCGTGCTCACCTTCTCCAGCGCCGTCAGTATTGCCGACGGCACCGCGGGCAATGCAGTGGTTTCCGCTGTCGCGCCTTTGTTGGTCCGGCCTTTCATCACCGCCAGCGGCGCTATGGTCGCCACCACCGGCGGCATCAGCGGCGCGAACGACCAAAACAACGGCAAGCTCACGATGGAGATGCTGCTGTATGCCCGCGCCACGCTGGCGGATAACGGCGTGCCCGGCGTGCATGGCGACACTTACCGCTTCTTCTGCTCGCCTATGCAAGCGATGGGGCTCTTCCAAGATCCGGCCTTCCAGATGCTCTTCCGTGGTCAGCCGAACAGCGCGCCCTTCCGTCGTGGTGTGGTGCAGGACATCCTCGGCATCGACCTCATCGAAACCAACTTGAACATCGCGC